AAGATGGTACTTATCAAGATAATGTAACAGTTGAAATAAAGATTGTTTCTGACAAATATTCAGTTGGAGTCCAATTAGCTAATATAGTTCGTTCACTTTTACAAAGATCTTATATGCGATATGGGGATTTTGAAATAAATGATGTTACTATAAATTATGCAGCAGAGGACTTTTTAGAAAATGCATTTATACAAACAATGCAATTAACCTTAAAAATAAATTAGAATTAAAAATACTATGGCAAATCAAATTATTAAAGGTCGTGATTTGATGCTTTTTGATAATGATGGACACTCTTATGCTTATGCAACAAATCACACATTAACAATAACTGCTGAAACCGCAGATATAAGTTCAAAAGACCACGGAATTTGGGGTGGTTCAGAAGTATCTCGTTATACATGGGAAATCACTTCTGAAAATCTTTATACAACTGATGCTTATGATGACATGTTTGATACTATGTTGACTGGAGAACCTATTACTGTTCGTTTCGGTCTTAAATCTGAAAACGACAATACTAAGAGTGTTGCAGATGGAGATTATGCATATTGGACATCAGGAAATTCTTACTATGAAGGTAATGTTGTTATTACTTCACTTGTTGCTAATGCAAATAACGGTGAAAACGCAACTTTCTCTGTAACTCTTACAGGTAGTGGTTCAATCAAGAAAACAACCGTTTAACTCTAATTCAACTCCTGCTCAACCTTAATAAACAAATATTGAGGGTGTAACTTAAAAAAATTACACCCTCATTTATAAAATATTAAAATTCCATTATGAAAATTACAATAAAAGATAAAGACATTGAATTAAAATATACAATGCGTAGTATGCTCATGTATGAGAATATTACGGATAAAACTTTTGCGCCTAATACAATGACAGATATAGTAACATATATGTATTGTGTCGTTTTATCATCAGCAAAAGATTATTCTATTTCTTATGACGACTTTATAGATTATTTAGATGAAAATATAGATGTTGTTAATGAGTTCTCACAATGGTTAATAGATGTAGTTGCTGTTCATAACAATTTAAAAAAAAATTAAAAGAGAATAATACAGATAGTGATATTCCAAAACTTTTAACTCATTATATTTTTAAAGTATTAGTCTTTGAATTTAAAATAATTAATGTGCCTTATTTTATGGATGAGTGTACATATTGGGAAATAAATGATTTAATTGATTATTTACCATATATAGACAAAAATTTATGGGAATCACAAAGATTAAATGCATATATAACAGCGCAAGTTAACTCAAGAAAGAAATTAACTCAACAAGATATATGTAAATTTCCATGGGAAGACAAGAATATAGAAGAATTTATTAAAGAAGAATCAGATACAAATATAAGTAATGATGATATAAATAGATTAAAAAAAATAGCGGAACAATGGGAACGTCAAAATTAATATATGATTCAAATGATTTAACGCATTATTCTGATGAAATGATAAAAAAAATTGATAAAGCTATTTTGGCTGCGGCATTTCATATAAGAGACAATATGCGACAAGCGTTTATTTCTGGTTCTTCAATATATAAATACAGAACAGGAAAATTAGATAAATTGGCTGAAGGAATACAAGTTGGTAAAATGAATGATTCTAAAGTAAAAATACACGCTTTAGGTTCAAAAGATTTTTACGACAGTTATAAAACAAGATTTTTTGTTGCTGGTACAATTCCAAGAACACAAACTAAATGGAGGGGCAAAAATATAACTCCATTTACAAAAGGATATATTAAGGCAAATAATGCTATTGATACCGGAATGTCAAATGCTGCATCTACATTAAACAACTTTATTAAAAATGTTATAGAAAAATAAATTTAATTGAATTATATGGCAAATTTAACGGCGGTAATTGGTGCAGATACAAGTAGATTTGTTGAAGAAGTTAAATCTGCTCAGCACATGCTCAATAAATTTATAAATGAGACAAAAAATCAAAGTAATGCAATAAAAAAGAACACACAAGTAACTAATGAACAAATTGCTAGTTACCAAAGGGTAATAAAATCATTAGAAAAGGTTGGTTCTGGAACAATGACAGCTAAACAACAACAAGCTGCTTTAACAAATCAAATAAAAGAATTAAAAATCCAATGGGCTAATTTATCAGATACTGCTAAAAATGGTGAGTTTGGTAAATCTTTAGCGTCAACTTTAAAAGAAGCTCAATCAAGATTAAAAACTATTACTACACAAATTTCACAAACAAACCAAGAAATGACTAAACTTGGTAAGAATACAAAAAATTTGGGTGGTGGTATAAATCAATTATTTGGTAAATTTGGTGGTAATTTAAATGTTGCTGCTGGTGCTATGTCCACTTTAGGAATGAATGGAGGACAAGCATTAAGTTCTATTGCTACAAAATCTTCATTTATTGCTGGACTTGGTCCAGCAATTGCTAACCCTTATGTTTTGGCTGGTGCCGCTATTGCTGGTGCTGCAACTGCCTTATATAAATATAATAAAGATTTTGAACATACATTACGTTTAACAAGTGAATTTACTGGTCTATCAGGTGATGCATTAGTAAATTTACGTAATGGAATTAAATCAGTTGCAGATGTATGGGATAAAGATTATAGAGAAATTTTATCAACAGTTGATAAATTAATGGTAACTTATGGTGTTGATGGTGAAACTGCATTACAAATAATCAAAGATGGTTTTATAAGTGGTGCCGATGATGCTGGTCAATTATTATCATTAATTGATCAATATGCAGGTTCATTTAAAGATGCTGGAATTAGTGCAAGTGAATTAGTTGCTATAATTGGTAATACAAGAAGTGGTATTTTTAGTGAAGAAGGAATGCAAGCTATTCAAATGGCCGCTAAAAATATTCGTTTAATGAAAGATAATACAGCAGAAGCTTTAAATGCTATTGGAATTAGTGCCGATGAAATGACTAAGAAGCTTGCGGATGGTTCTATGACAACTATACAAGCTATACAACAAATTGCTGAAAAATTAAAAGAATTACCTCCTCAATCACAAGAAGTAGGTGAAGTTTTACAATATGTTTTTGGTAAACAAGGTGCAGCAGCTGGTACTCAATTAATTCAAGGACTTGCTGATATACAAACAAACCTTGAAGAAGTAAAGAAACAAACTGGAGATTATGGAAAATCACTTGAAGATTTAGCTGATGCAGATAGATTATTAGAACAAGCTATAAGTACAACATTTGGTGTTGCTGATGGTGGATTTGAAACTATTACAAATAAAGCAAAGGTATTTTGGTATGAATGTCTTGTTGGAATATTAGAACAAGTTAATAATACTAAAATAGGGTTCAAGTCATTATTTGCTTATGTTGATGCAGGAATTGATCAATTAATAAATTCTGTTAATGAATTAGCTAAAGCGCTCGAATCATTAGTTAATTTTGATTTTAGTGGTGTTTCTGACCATATATCAAAAGCATTCAGTGCAGATATTGCAAATTCTAAAATGGATGAATTCTGGGAAGAGTCTCTTAGACAATCAGAACAATTCACAACTATAAATAAAACTACAGGTACAAATTCTAAAACTAATACCGGTAATACTGGAGGTGGTAATAAAAGTGGAGTCCATAAAGTTGGTAAAGGTGGAGGAAACAAGGGAGGTGGAAATAAAGGTGGAGGAAAACATACACCTTCAAGAACTACACCTAAAGTTGAATATAAAGAAGGTTCATTAGGATTTATTGAACAACAAATTTCAAAGAAACAAGCTGAATTAAAACTTGCTGTAAACGATGCAGATAGACAACGAATCCAAAAAGAAATAGACAATTTAACAGGACAGAAAAAAGCTATAGAATTATCTTTAAAACCCAAATTACCTGAAGGTTCATTAGACGAATTAAATGATAAGATTAAACAAAAACAAGTTGAATTAAGCGCTGCGGTTGATAATGAATCTCGTCAAAGAATACAAAAGGAATTAGATGATTTAACAAAACAAAAACGTGATATTGAATTTATTCTTAAACCAGTTGTACAGAAAAAGGACTTAGATAAATTAGAAGAACAAATTAGTGAACATAAAATTTCAGTTAATACAGATATTTCATCAAATTTTGAAAAACCACAAGGAAAAGTAGAAAAAGCTCAAAGCAATGCAGAAAGTTTAAAAACTGAATTAGATTTTAATCAACAAATATTAAAATCATATAAAGAACAATATAATGCTATTCAAGAAAAAATTTCTTTAGGTGGCCAATTAACAAACGATGAACAAAAATTAGTGTCTATATATAAAGATGTAACAAATCAAGTTGAAGAATTATCAGATGAATATAAAAAGGCTGCTACTAATGCAAGAGAATTACAACTTTCTGCACAACTTAAAAAGAAGACATGGGAAGGAGTAAAAGAAGGAGTTGGTACACTTGGAGATTTGAATGGTGCAGTTTCTAATGTAGGTAGTACTTGGAAAGGTCTTGCTGAACAATGGGAAGATATGAGTGCATTTGAACAAGTAACTTCTGCTTTTGATGCAACTATTTCAACTATAGAATCTGTTATTGGTGCTATAGAATCAATTAGTACAATAATACAAACATTTCAAGCAATAAGTACTGCATTTACTCAACAGAAAGTTGCAAATGATAGACAAGAAACACAATCTGAAATTGGCAAATTAGGAGTAAAAGAAGCAAGTGCCATTGGTAATGCTACAGAATCAGGTTCAAAATTACCTTTCCCTGCAAATATAGCAGCTATAGCAGCAGGTATTGCAGCAGTTGTAGCAGGTTTTGCAATGGTATTTAGTTGTTTTGCTGATGGTGGTATTGTAGGAAATGGTTCTAAGATTGGTGACTACAATATTGCAAGAGTAAATGGTGGCGAAATGATTTTGAATGGTACACAACAAAAACGCCTCTTCAATTTGCTAGACAAAGGTGGTGCAATTGGTGGACAAATGGGCGAAATATCATTTAAACTAAAAGGTTCAGACATATACGGTTCAATGAAAAACTACACCACG